TAACGATTCTTGCCGGGTTTGTAAAGAGAAAGTTATCGGGATGAAGCCCCTTCCGCTGCCGACCCCGGAGCATCTTCGATCTGCTGCGCGGATAAAAAGCGGAAGCCCACACCGATGCAGGAGCTTTTTGCGCCTTTTTGGCTGAAATATTAAACTAAATGCGAAAGAAATCGACATGGTTTCTTTCGCATTATTTTTTTGCGCAAAAATCGAGGAAAGGAGGTCGGAAAGACTTTGGGCGGAAGACATTTGACACCGGCCGACCGCAAGATAATTGAAGAACGCTGGCTTGCTGGTGACAGCGTTGCCGATATCGCAGGATGTGTTGGTGCCCATCGTGCAACGATTTACCTTGAATTGAAGCGCGGTGACACCGGTGTGATGGATCGAAATGGACGCAGCGGGTATAGCGCAAAGCTGGCCCAAACAGAAATTTTCGTTCATCGGCACCCTGATGAATAAGGAAGGAGGACGGAGCATGGGAACTGTGGCAGTAGCTATTGTTGTGGTGTGCGTGATGCTCTACACGGTGTTTGAAATGATCGAACACCGGAAGCGCCGGAAGTTCAACGAAAATCTGCGGCGATATATTCAGGAACACAAGGGGGACTGGTCCAATGCAGATAAAAATTTGCATTGACTGCGGCGCGGTGATCCTTTCCCAGAACGTCACCGCCCGGCGGTGCCCCATTTGCGCAGAACGATTTGCGGAACGGGCACGCAAAAAGTATAAGAACCCGCCCATTGATCCGCTAACCGGTGATGTGCGACAGGCGGATGCCGAAGGCAAGTCCTACGGGAACTGGCGCAAGGACAAATGGCTTGAAGAGCAGAAAGCCAAAGAAGAATTTAACAAGATGCTGGAAAAGAACAAGGAGCGGCACGAACATGAACAGCAGCAAAAAGCGACATGACGGCGGTGCATACCGCCGGTTCGACACGCTGACCACGCTGTACTGCCGACCGTGCAAAGACCGCCGGAAGTCGCGGCAGACACAGCAGCATAAGAAGAAAAAGAAAGGAAAATAAGATGGTGGTTATTTTTACACTTCTGATCGTAGCAATGATCCTTGCCGCAACATGGGCAGTCTTTTCGGGTCTGGTCTGGGTGATCTGCTGGCTGGTGGGCTGGCATTTCAGCTGGAAAATCGCAACAGCAATCTGGCTGGGGCTGTTCCTTATCAAGTGGCTGTTCGGTAAGTCTGACAGCTGACCCGCGAAGGTCTGGACGCACCGTAACCGCCCACCATGCGGCTGGAAACGTGGGGACGCAGCTGGCCGCCCCGGCCATTCCGACAGCCGGGGGTTCCACCTGATGGGAACTTGAAGAATACACAGGGCGGCCCGCATGGGCAGAGGGCGGTGTCCTGTCAACATCGCCTTTTCTATGGAGTATGCAGGCGCGTCCGGGGGTGTAGCCCCGGAACCGGTTCGATCCCGGAATGCTCCACCAGATCGAATATTCACACCAATAAAGAAAGGACAAAAGATGAAAAAAGAGTACGATGCCTATTTAGCTGTTACCCTGAATGGTGATGATATCGAAATTCAGGTTGACGGCCACGCAGGGGATGTTGCACAGATCGCAGCTATGGCGCTGACTGACGTAATTGTGCAGTCCAGCCCGGAAAAGGAACAAGCGGTCAAGATGCTGGACGACATGAAGAACCGGCTGGACGGTATGCTGGATGAAGCGTGGGATGCCCGCAGCAGCGAAATCGAATATGGCGAAAGCCAAAGCGTTCAGTGGCACGGCGAAGACAGCGTTACGAAGCACGCCGCGCGGGCGGCCATGGCAAGGGCTGCAAGGGCAAGACTGGAAGAGGGTGCAGACGCGGGGTGCTTCGGGGACTGTGCCGTTTGCTCTGGAGCTACTGTGGACGACCGGGCAGACACCGGCAGCTTGGCACAGGATGCAGACAACGGCCTGCCTTCGTAAGTGGGGACGGTCACATGGATAAAAGCAAAACGCACATTCTAGCGTTCTTCACGGGCCGTGATGCGCCAGACAAAAAAAGCGTCTATGTGGAAATGAACGGGCAGGGTGATGAACTGACCCGGCTTGTAGCGAGTGTAGCTATCAAGATGTTTTCTCTGGGCACCACCAACAAGAACATTATTCAGATGCGCAAGCAATACCTGTTCGACATCATCAATAAGTGTCTGGATGAAGACAGCGTGAAGGACATTGAGCTGAAAGAATATTCGTATGAAACCACTGGCACCGGTGACACGGGCGGAAATGTGCCGTCCTGAAAGGAAAGCGTGTTATGAGCAAAGAAATTGCGAAAATGACCATCAAGATGAAAACTCCGAGCAGCCTTAAAGTGGAAACGCAGGGTGACAACCCTGATCTTGTCTTCATGGCCGCTACGGCGGTAGCTCACACCGTGATGGAAGCAAGCAACGGCAACCGCAAAAAAGCAGATGCCGTTATGACGATGGCGAAGATCACTATCGAAGGCTTGTTCAACAAGATGTGGGAGAAAGAGTACGGCAAACCTGCTGATCCGGCGGAAAAGCAGGAAGAGCCTGCCGCTGTCAATACGCCCGATGATCTGGACAGCATTCTGGAAAAGACCATTACCGATGCGATGGCGCAGGCAAAGGCTGACCCCGGCAAGATGCAGGGCATTGTCTTCAAGATTCCGGCAGGGGATATTCCCATGGACGAAATGGCAAAGCGTGTTATCAGCGTGATGGACAAGCAGGCACGCAAAGATCAGAATGGGGGTTAAACCATGGAAGAACGTAAAGCGGAAATTTATATGGCACTGCGCAGCGATGACAAGATTGAAATGGACGTGCGCGGTTTGGCTGCTGATATTATGAACATGACAATTGACCTGGTGGCGCGGGCCATTGCAAGCCAGCACGACACGCTGGAAAAGGCGAAAGGTGATCTGCCCAGCGTCAGCACCGCACTGGAACAGACGCTTGCCGAAGTCTGGAAAGAAAAGGAAGCTGAACAGGTTTCCGATGGCCAGAAGCGCAATCATGAAGCAGCCTGCGAAAGCAGCGCGGTGAACGAGTGAAGGGAGAAAGAACCATGACGTTTGAAGAAATGCTGAACTCGCACGCAACGTTGAGCGTTGAAAGTAATGCCATGCACACGAAGGTCAATTTGACCGGCGATGCCTGCAAGCTGGTATGGATGGCAACGCGGGCAATCGGTTCCGTCTTTGAGGACCTACCGGATGCACAGGTGGTGGAAGCTCTTGCCATTGCCGCAAAGAAGGCCATTGACAGAGAAGCGGCCGACCGGATGATCCAGCTGAACGCCAGCGGTAAAGAAAAGAAGGATGATTCTTATACCATGTCCGGCGTTGCAATTACCGTTCCTGAAGGAGAAGCAAAGACGTTTCTGAACTGTATCATTGGTGGGCTGTTCAAGAAAGACTGGCAAAGAAGGAGCACGGAACGGGAAAACCATGACAACGACCGATCCTGAGCACGGCGCACGGGAGTGGTCCGAAGACCCGGTGGGCGACCTGCTGGAAATGCGCCAGAAGATCATAGAAGCGTCTGAGAAGATCGCAGAGAATATCAAGCGTTTCTATGAAGAACTGAAAAGCCTGACAGATGTAATTTACTGTCTGGAAACACCGGGCTGGGCCATTCGCAACAAACGCCGTTACCGGACACGCAGGGTTCAACCAAAGCTCCATCTGAACACGGTGCCGCTGGGCACTGGCACTTACTTATATAAGGCAAAAGAAATGAAGAACCTTGCTAGGTCCACAAAGACCCATCCAGCCCTGAAGAAGGGCGGACAGAAGAGTGAACAGTGTCAACACACGTTCCGTATCACGTCGCGGCGGTGCGCGCCCTGCGACGGGTACAACAAGGAATGCGAAGAATACAGTGTGACACACCACAAAACAAACTGAATGTAGCCGCCCGGCCAGAGTTTTCAGCAGATAAGCAGCAGTTGTCATGTGTGAAGGCCGGGCGGTTTTTATATGGCGCGGGGTGTGTCCGCAGCACACCGGGAGCGGGGCCGAACCCCGTCCGCGCCGCTTTGCTCGCATATTCCATGGAAGCCGGTCAAGGTTTGTTCATCTTCCTAAACCGGCAGGGGAATACGGATGCTGAAAAAGCAGCGCTAACCTTCCGTACAAGGCGGTGGAAATCCGACCTGTCCGTATTTTCTAAACCGTGCCTGCATGGCAGTCCAGCATAAGCTGAACGGCACGTCGCAGCGTGAGCGCAGAAACGCCCTGTCCCAATTGCCCAGGCAAAAGGCAGCAGACCCGACCGCAACGGGTCGCCCCACCGCGCCACCTCTCTTGCGCGGTGGGTTTTGATATGCGGGTGTAGTAAGGAAGTTGTCCGCCGTCCTGATCCCCCAGCGGCAGGCAAGCCGGTTCGATTCCGGCCACCCGTGCAAGATAAAAAATAAGAAGGGAGAAAAACAATGAAAGGGTACTACATGATGTTCAGGTGCAGGCTGTGCGGGAAGAACTTCACCAACGGCGGAACTGGTGATAAAGAGACAGCCTGGATCGCAACGGCAAATGCGATGTTTGCCGCCAGTGGAATTGGGCCGGTAAAGGAACTTGAAATCCAACCGCTTGTGCATGAAACGCATTGCTGCGAAGACGGCAGCTTCGGCATTGCGGATTTTCTGGGGATGAAGTGGGCAGAAAACGGTGAAATTGTAGCCGATTACTTGATTGGCAGCAGCCCATGCCAGGACTTGCCCTATAAAGCAAGGCGGGGTGACAAGAAGTGATCCACCTTGGCGACATCACAAAGAT